ATGATTTTTCAATTAAAGATTTTTCTACTACTACTTCTTCCTTTATTGGATCTGGATTTTGCAAATCTTCAGCAAAATCTTCTATGATCTCATCTATCTTATCAGATACTTTTTGATCATCTAATGTATTTTCAGTTGCTTCTGAATATAAAAAGTTTTCAAAAACTTTTATTTGCTTCTCTATTTTTTTCTTATTTTCTTTGTTCTCTTTTTTTAGTGTAGAAACTTCCTCAAATATATCATCAAGATTTAACTCTCCAATGACGGATTTAAATTCTTCTTCCTTTTTTTTCTTCTCCTCAGCAATTAACTGAAAGAAAGAAGATAAGTCTTCAGACATTTATCACTCTTCCTCATCATACTCTTGAGTAGAATTGTCAAACATTGAAGAAGCAACGACAGGCTTAAATGCGTCTACTTTTTCTCCAGATTTTGCAAAAAGCAGATCTTTAATTTTGTCACTAATCTGTGAAGGACTTTCATCAGTAGCAATCATATCCATTAATTCATCCATAACTTCTAGAATAAGTATCGTTGTTATTTATCAGATTTCGCCACCCTTGGGCATTTTAACTTCAGGTGGTTCTACAGATTTTGCATTAATTTCTGGTTCCATGACTGGAGCTCCAAGATCTCCTGTCATCATTCCAGGAATTGGTTGTCCAGTTGCAGGATCAATCACCATGTCTGCAGGATCTGGGATTGTACCATCCTTGATTTCTTTATCGATAATCTTATCCTGTTCAATGATTTCTTCATCAGTTTGACGAAGAATTTTGCGACGAATATAATCTTGTGAGAAATATTTGCCAACATATGGTTCTGCTTGAGCAACCATATTCAATCTTTCCATCAGAAGTTCTGATTCTTTGAGTTCTGCAAAATGATTATCATAAAGGAAGTCATACTGAATATGCTCACTCATTATTTCCCAATCTTCGGGAGTAATAATGTTCTTGAGAATCAATTGCGTCTTCAGCATATCATTGAACATTGCTGAAAATCTTTTTCTCAAACGTCCTACAAACTTGCTGAATTTAACTTCATCTCTTAAGATTTCTGATGAACGTCCAAGATTAAATCCGCCTTCTCCACCAATTCTTGATGATGGAACATTCAAAGAACGATAAAGTTTTTCTTGGAAGTACTTAATATCAGTAATTTCTCCAAGATTTTGACCACCAGGAAGAGTAGTGATCTCAGTTCCTCTACCACCTTCACGACGAGGTAACCAGAAATCTTCAAGCATACTCATGTACTTTTTATCATCACGGATTTCTCCGGTGTTTGCATCATACACAAGTTTGTTACGATAACGCATCATAACATCACGAAGATATTGTTCTGCTTTGATCTTAGGAAGATTGCCTACATCAATATAAAAAATTCTTCTTTCTGGAGCGCGAGATAAACGATAAATGACAAGAGAGTCTTCAATCATTCTAAGTTGATTGAGAGCTTTAATTGCTTTGTGCAAATAAGATAAAGTTGATCCTTTATTTCTATCTACAAGACCTGATGTACAATATGTAATTGCATCTCTTGAAATCTTAATACCTTTTTGATCTCCAAGAGATGATGGATTTGATGTTGGATATGTTGCTTGTGGTGTATAAATGAAATATTCTTCGATCTCAGGAAACTCATATTGCATTGGATTATCCTGATTCATATTGGATAATCTGATGCTACGATCATCTTTATCTGTTTTTTTAGTCTGTCTTACATAACGAATTTTCATAGAGTCAATATATCTTAACTCTTGAATTCCTTCATGGGGATTTTTAAGATCAATTACTTTATGGTAATATAATCTCCCATCAATATACCAATTTCTATAGATTTCATGAGATTTTTTATCAAAATCTAAAAGATCTAAAATATGCTTGAACTCTTGTCGTATTATTTTCTTAATACCATCACTTGCATTTAAGTTTGATAACTCAATTTCTACTGGAGTATCATTTGTATCTGAAACGATAGCCTCATTTACAATATCTTCAATTGCACTATCGCATTCTGGATGCAGTGCCATTTCACGATATCTTTTAATTAAATCAAATTCAGTTCTATAAATTCCTTCCAGATCAACATAAGAACCAAAAAATCCACTGGTTAAATAGTGGTCAACCCCGTCCTCATTATTTGGAGGAACGGGGGAAACCACACCAGGGGATAATGGTTCTTTATCTTCAATAGAGAAACCAAAAAGTTTTGCCATTATTAAAGTGTAGACTTATTTGTACTATTTATCAAGCACCAGAACTGGCAGCCTCAGGATAGAAGTACTGGATCTGGAATTCTACAGTGAATTCTTCAATTGCATTCTCGGTTTCGTATGAAAGAGGAATATCTGAAATTGAAGTTGGGAATATATCAACAAACTTATACTGTGCAAGAATGTTTGAAGGACCTGAAGTTGTTCCTTCACCTTGCTGAGAAGCAGCAGTTCTTCCGAGTTGATAAACTGTTGCATTACCCATGTAATCTTGTGGGTTTGTTAAACCTGAGCTGTCACCATACTGAGCAACGTTTTGCATCCATGCTTCAAATGCTTTTCTGTGGGAAAAGTTTTCGTCATTGATAATAGTTACCGACCAATTATCAAAAGATCTATCGCCAGCAACTTTTAAAGTTCTTCCTCTAAAAGGAATCGCAATTTCGCTAACTGTCGATGCTGGAAGTGCAGCTGCCTTACACATGAATCTAAAGTTTTCGCTATCAAATGTTCCTGTACCATCATTTTGAATTCCAAGATTTACTCCTGCTGGAAATGCAACACTAACCTCAAACAGGTTAGGACGAGCACCACCACCAATGAGTTTTGACTTGAACTGTGAGATGTTTCTTGTTGGAATTTGTGCCATTTTTAGGGTCCTCCTTAGTGATTAATTATAAGATCAAACAGTTCCTGCAACTTCCTCAAAGCTGACCCCAGTTCGAGTCGCTACGAAAGTTAAGGTTACGTAGTTAATTGACTTTGTTGGTTTCAGGTAAATATCAGCTCTGAATTCGTTATTGTCAATAACATCAGGAGTATTATTTGTTTCATCACAAACAACTAAGAAGTCGTAAAGACCACGCTTTGCCTGAATGTCTCTCAGGTATGGTTCAACAATATTAACAAAGTTTGATCTTGTAATTTGATCATTCAGTTCAAAGAGTTGAGCATTTGCAGTTCTTTCAAGTGCCTGTTCAATTGTCAGGAAGAGGCGACGAACGTTAATTCTATCAAATGCAGATGCATATGCGAGAGCAGTCTTATCTCCGTAAAGGATGACACCAGTGCCTGGTTGATTGATAACGGAATTAACTCTTAAAGGATAGAGTTGATCTCTTTGTGCTTTAGTTGGATTGTATGCAAGTTTTACTGCATTATTGAGAACACCTCTTTGTTGTCCTGCAGGTGAGAACCATGGATATGAAGTAATCGCAGTTCTAACCATCAATCCAGCAATATCACCATTGCATGGAATATATCTAAATTGATTATTAAATCTATCATAGGTGTACTTATAACCACTATCAAACACTGCGTATGAAGAAGATGAGAGTGGTGAGAAGAATTCTATAATGTTATTTGTTTGTGTAGTTGAGTTTGTAATATTTACAACATCGAGTCTATATGGAGAAATGACTGCTAAACAATCTTTTCTTTCATTTGCAATTGAAATCAAATAATTTGCTTTTGCTTGTGATTCAAATTTATCATTCGATGATGGACCCATTAAGAGATAATCAACGGCAATTTGATCTTTGTTTGAAAAATATTCGTATGAAGTAATAAGATTTGTAAGAGATGCTGTCATTCCACCATTAGCATCATAATCTACACCACCAGTTAATGTGTAGGATACATTTCCAATACCACTAAATGTTATTCCTTGTGCTGGAAGATTCCATTGTCCAGCAGATTCTGTAATCGCAACAAAATTGGATGAGAATCCAGTTGCCTTTGGCGATGTATTATTATAAGAATCAGAACCTACCGATGGATTATCTCCTGCATAAATGTATTCTGAAAAATCTGCAATGTAATTTTTCCAGAAAATCTTTTGTGGAGAATTTACTGCAGATACTGCGTCAGATGCTTTTGACAATCCAATGTGTTTTTCAAGAAGATTTCCTTGAATACCTGTAACAGATCCTTTATCATCATAAACTACAACGTGAACTTCATCATTTTTGCAATTTCTTTGTGAGGCATATGATGAAGTTCCTGGTTTAGGTGCGATCGATTTCCAGTAAACTGTACTGTTTGTCAGTCCTAAAGTTTGTTGATCATACCAATCAACAACAGTTTGAGCTGTTACTGTAGTTCCAGTAATTATACCGGCATTATTAACAAACTTTATACTATCATTTGCTACAAATGATGAAGCTCTGTCAGATTGTTTATAATCAATTTGCGTTTGAATTCGTGCCGAAGATACTCTTGAGAATATTTTTACATCAATGCTACTATTTCCGTCTGTAGCATCAGTTGTAACTCCAGTAATGATTCCTTTTAAATACCCAGTAAATGATGATGTGGAACCATCTCCAGCAATAGTTGCTCCCGTAATTGCAACCGTTACTCCATAACCAATGACAGCACCGGAATTTGAAAGATTTGTGGTGGTGATACCAATTGTTTGGTCTGCTTTATCATCAATTACGCAAACTTTCAAATTATTTGCCCACGATCCAGGATTTTTTGAAGAAAAAACCCAACTTGCAGAATCTGATGAGTGATTTGAAGTATAATCATCATAGTTATCAATTTTTAATGATACCGAAGTTACTCCAACACCAACATTAGCATTATTTAATGATGTGCCATCAGACCTAACAACTTTCAATACACCACCATAACTTAAGAATGAAGATGCAGTCATCCAATATTCATATTGACCATCTGTTGAAAGTGGTTTTCCAAATGTATTGATTAATTGAGCTTCTGTCGCAATGTCTATTGGTTCGTTAACAGGACCCATTGCAAAAGGACCCGCAATTGCTCCGATATTATCGAGAACATTATCAGCTCTCCCTACAGTTAAGTCAACTTCCCTGATAAGTACACCAGGAGATAATTGAGGAGTCGCCA